TGGCTTGACCAAAATTTAGATGCTCTTGTCTTTGACAAGTTTGAAGGAAGTCACCTTGTTAGCAACCGTTAAAATTCACTCTAGTTTTAATTCATATTTTGATGATTCTCAATACACTATTGACTTATCTACCTATAATGACTTACTTTTCTACTTACAATCTATGCACCCTAGATTTAATAATTATATGCGACAGGTGCATGATCTTCAAACTGATGAGTCTTTTGCATTTCTAGATAATGATCTAAATATGATCACCAGTGATCAGTATCACGTAAAACATGTAAAAGATGGTGATACGATATATTTGGCTCCGGTAGTTGTTGGAGGAGGTGGTAAACGTGGTGGTCTTTTACTATTAATCGGTCTTGGAATTATGACTGGTGGTTTTGGACTCTTTGCTGGCGGAGGTGCTCTTACAGGCGCTGGTGTCGCAGGTAGTGCTATAGAGGGAGGTGCAGTTTTAGGTGCTAGTGGAGGTTTATCGACAGGACTCGGAAGTGCAGCAGGAGGAGGATTACTAAGTAGCTTATCTAAAATGCCGTCGTTTGCTCGTTCTATTCTTGGTAACTTAGCTATGAACATAATGACTTCTCTATTCACTAAAAAACCAAAAAAGATGGAAACAGATACAAATACGAGACAAAACGGTATGTTTGGTAATTTAACTAATACACTTGAGTCAGGTACGCCTATTGCCTTACAATATGGTCTAGTACGAGTTGCTGGACAAATGTTAAGTGGTTATATAGATTCAGACGAACACGGTAAAAACGATATAGTGAAAGTTGAGGATAAATTTTAATGGCTAGACGATTTTTAAATTATCAAAACCAAATAGTTCCTGTTATCGGCGGCGCTAAAGGTAAAGGTGGAGGAGGCAGTGGTCCTGTTGAAGATCCTAACTCATTATTTTCGACTGATATAGTTTTTATCACCTCTGGATTAGGAGAGGGCCCTGTTTATAGAATCAACCCAAATGGTCCTCAAGATATTGAGATTCAAGATAATAACATAGATGACTTAATTGACTTTACAGATAATACACCTGATGGAGAAAAGTTTGTCACTTTATCAGCATCAGGCACTACTACTCAATCACCTCTTAATGTGTTTGGAGAAGCTATTCAAACTCCTCAATCCTTCGCTTCACCTGTATCCCTTAAAAAAGGTAATTTAGATGGTGTTCCTGGTGTCAAAGTAACAAATCAAGAAACTTCAGCTAATGATTGGGATGCGATTAAGTTTAATTTTCAAATTAATCAACTTCAAAAGGTTGAGAATAATGGCGACGTTAAGATACACACTATCAAAATTAAAATTACTCTAAAAAACCGTATCATCACAGGAATCGATTCTAATGACACTATTACTAGTGTTGAAAAAGAAATTACAGGTAAATCTACCACACCTTTTAGATTTAATGTTAAAGTGTTAGTTCCAGATAATGCTAAATCAACCTCTGGATACAGATTTACTGTTGAAAAAACGTCTGATGATGATACTAGCGCAGGAGTGTCTGAAAATATTCAGCTTATAAGTTGGTCTGAGATAGAGAACTCTCCCCAAGCGTATCCAAGAACTGCTATAGTAGGATATGCTTTAAAAGCTGTTGATGAGCATCAAGGAGGAGTTCCAAATTTTAGTTCACTAGTCAAAGGACTTTTAGTAAAAGTTCCATCAAACTATAACCAACCAGTTCTTGATAATGGAGAAATTGATTGGAGACAGGTAGAAATACAAGACTCAGATAGAGTTGGAAATGGTTATAAACTACAGAATAATGCTAATGTTTTAAATGATGAAAATCCTCAAATTTATGTTGGTTCTTGGGATGGTACTTTTGTTTATTCTTGGACTCAAAATCCTGTGTGGATAGTTTATGATATACTCACTAATGATACTTATGGGCTCGGTATTCCTGAAGATAATATTGATAAATATAAATTTTATCAAGTAGCTCAATATTGTGATGCTTGTGATTCAGTAAACGGTACTTTTATTGGAGTAACTGGACAAGCTGATGGTACCTTTAGACATAAACCTAGACTTCAATTTACGGGTAATAGAAATATATTATTAGGACTAGCTCCAGGAACACAAATTAAAGAAAGAAGATTCACTTTAAATATAAGCATTTCAGATGAAAGCGCTGCAATGGATATACTAAATACTATTTGTTCAACTTTTAGAGCTGCTTTAGTATATTCTTTAGGTAAATTGACTTTAGCAGTTGATATGCCTGATGAATTTCCAGTAATGGCTTTTAACGAAACCAATATTAAACAAGGCTCTTTAATGATCTCGGGAAACAAAGAGAGTGATATAATTTCTGGAGTAGACATAAGTTATGTAGAACCCTCTAATCATTATAAACGTGAAGTAGTAAGGGTCGATACTGCTGACGCTAATGACGGAGTTGAAAGAAATACAATTCGTAACATTCAATCACTTGATTTACCAGGTGTAACAAGAAGAAGCCAAGCACTTAGATTTGCACAATATCAGATTGCTGCTTCAAAATATCAACGCAGAAATGTTACTTTTACCACTAGCACAGATGCTTTAACTTTAGCTCCAGGCGACGTCATTTCAGTAGCTCAACAACAATCTGGAATTGCTTATGGATATAGTGGAAAAATTAGTGCTAATTCAGCAGTAGCAGAAGTAGCTAATAGTAATATATTTTTAGAGCATTTTACTTCTCCTTCTCTTTTGACAACTAATTTTACAGCGAATACAGGTGCTTTGGCATTAAGGATTGTAAAACTAAATGCAGATAGAGTAGACTTATATTTATTAAGTAATACTGAATTTGCCCTTTCTAATGTTGATGTATCGACAGGCTTTGATAGAGCAGAGGTAAATGTTATTGCTCGTTTTAATAATAAAACTAAATCCTTTGAAGCAATTTCTAGTTTCGATTCTGCTGATATAGCTCCCTCAAAAGGAGATTTGTGGAGTTTTGGTGAAATAGCTAACGCTGAGCAGTATTACACTAGTAAAGCAGGAAAACTTTTTAAAGTAACGTCAATAGATAGAGAACCTGATGAAGAATCTGTTACAATAGGCGGTATTGAATATATATCAAATGTTTATGTAGATTCCGATACTTTTATTGATTATACTCCAACAGCTTATACTGACATCATATCTCCTCTATCACAACCACCTGCTCCTGTTTTTAACTTCAAAGCTGTTTCTAAACGAAGATTAGATGGGTCAATTAGAGTAGACGGTGAACTAGAATTAAGAAATGAATTAATAGGTTACAATCAAGATTTAAGAACAGAGTTTTTTATATCTAAGCCAGATGTAGCAACTAAAGTGATGAATACTTTTACACAATCAGGAGTATTAAATATTGTAGCTAATGAAGATATAAATAATTCAGTTCCTGCTAAACTAACTGGAAAAAATGGTTTCTCTGGGCTTGCAGGAGAGATTAGGTTACTCTGTACTGGAATCACTACTGTAGATACTGAAGGAGGTACTCTTGATGGTAACGTTGAACTAACTCTAGAAGGGCTTAATGGAGCATTTGACGAAAACTTTTATAAACACGTTTTAGAAGTAAATGATGATACTGCAATATTTAATAATTTAAAAGGCACAGATTTTATTAGTGTACCTGTCAGAGAAAAAGCAAGCATTCAGGGAACTGAAGATTTTCCTGGATTTGCTGGTGACATCATTGAATTAGCTATAAATATAGCAGATTTTGATAAATCTCTTAACACTGTAAAGTTTGAAAATACGCTAACAGGTTCTTTGAATTTTATTGATGTGATACCAGCCCCACCTTTTTACATAAAACTAAATCAATTATTAGATTCTCGTCACTATGCTAATAATAGTTTTTATGTCGGAGGTTCTGAAATGGTATTCTCTAATACTGGCGATTTAACTTCTGGTGTTGTTAATGATATACCCCTTATAGTTGAACCAAGAAGAGCAGGGTTTGTAAAACTTTTTATTGATGGGATAGAAAAATCAGCTTCTCAATATACCGTCAACTTAAACTCTGATAATGCAAGAGATGCAAATATTAACTATACTCCGTTAACAGGAGAGACTAGTTATAGAACAAAGATTGACCATTATACGGTTCCTGCAATTGAACTAGGAGATAATGTTGAATTAGCTTTTAATAATACCTACAGTGTTGTAAACACTTCTTATGACCCTGCAAGTCCTACTTATAATGCATATCTTACTGCTAATTCGATGTATAGAATTGAATTAGCTACTACACCTACTATTAATGCAATAGGTTTTAGTTTTACTAATATCTCACAAGACCCTACAGGAAGTTTAGGAAATATATCAGGTAATACTGCTACTGTAGACTATAATCAAACTAACATTCCAGGAACGTTTAATTTAGGTAACAATAGAATTTATAATATAGAAATAGGTGGTGAATTTGAAAAAAGTTTTCTTTCTGAAAATTTAGTGATTGAAGATCTTCAACTAGGAACTACTTCTGTCAGAGCAAGAAATAGAAATGCATTAGGAAGACTAAGTGCAACTACAACTAAATCTATTACTGTTGCTGACATACCTATTCAAAAAGTAACTGGCTTAACTATCATTGAATCTTTATATCGTGAACAAACTGGAGGCGTTGCTGTAAGAACAACTTGTTCTTTTAACCATATTTCTGGACAACAAGTAACTGATTATGAAATATCTTATAGACTAGATAATATTGATAATATTGGCACTGATGATGGAGGAGGTGACTTAACTTCTTTTAATACTGTAAAAGTTCCTGCTACGGGTGTTGACGATGATGGTAAAATAAGATTTACTGTGAGTGGTATTAACAGAGGAATTAGTAGTGATACTAATCAAATCTTTTTTAGAGTCACTCCATTGAATAAATCTATTAGAGGAGTTACTGCTACTGCTAATAAATCTATAGTAGGTAAGACAGCGAAACCTGAAAATATCTTTAACTTTACTGGCGGTCAAAATACAGATCAGATAACTTTGTTATGGCAATATGAAAGATCAGCAAATGGAGATTTACTAGACTTAGACTTAAAAGAAGTAGTCATTAGAAGGGCTCCCGGAGCTATTTCTGCGACAGTTGAAAATTTTGTTGCTTCAGAACCTTTAGTTACTGTTTCAGCAGGAACTGCAAGAAAATCTGTTCCAATTGATACTTTTGGTGAGTTCACCTACTTAGCTAGAACACGAGACACTAGTGGTAATTTAAGCGAAAGTGTTGTTGGTATTACTCTTACTACTACAAGACCTGATAGATCAACAGTAGTTGCAGCATTCAATGAAGATTCTCCTTCAGTGGACTTTACTGATATAACTAATACTAACGCAGGAGAATCAAATTTTCCATCTTTTACAGACTCTGTTACAGGGGGAACTGTTGTAGCTGACGGTAACCAAACTGATAATTCTAACGGAACTAGTTCTGGTTTTTCAGCTATTGGAGGTTCTCCTACTGATTTATTAGCGATCGATGATGCAACTTATGTAACTAAAATTAGAGATTTTGGAGCTACTGTAACTGGCGCAGTGTTCGTAGATTTTGAGTCAAGTCAAGAAATTAAACTAACGTATAATGACCTTTTTACGGAGATTTTGTCTGGCGTAACTGATGCTGATGCTCCTAACTCTAATGTACTAAAAGAAACTGGTTTTGGAGGAATTGGCCATGTGCTGGGTGTCTCAAACGCCTCTGTCGTAGATCCTAGATTTGACGCAAATAACCAAACCTTTATGAGTGGAGGAACAAGTGGTAATGTTTTTGCAATTTTAGATACAGGTAAGTTTACAGGCAATGCAACTGCTATTACAGCCATTACTAAAGCTTCTACTGCTCGAGTTACAACAACAGGTTCTGAACATGGAATTGATACAACGTCTGCTCCAGGAACAAGAGTTATTGTACATGATGTTCAAGGTATGACTGAAATAAATAATAGAGAGCTTTTTGCAAAACGAATTAATGGAACAACTGTAGATTTATTTACAGACTCAGGGCTTACCACTGGTTTAGACTCTACTGCTTTTACTACTTTTACTAGCTCAGGAGTGTTAGACGAAGGAGACTATTCAAACGCTAATTCTTATGCATTGATTGCTGGTACTATTGATGCTGACGAAATTGAGTTAGGAGCCTCTTTTTTTGCTAATGGAGATCCCACTGGTTCTAATGCTTTTGCAAACGTTACTGTGGCAGGTAATGCTTACAAACTTGTTAACTTCACTCAATACTCTGATACAGGAGCATCAGAAACATTTGCAGGAACTTTAGGTGCTGTTTCTTCTCAAGTACTAATTAGAACAACAACTGCTGATAATACTGCTCTTTATGCTTCAACAGGAACCAACGATAGGGCTGAAGGGGACGTAGACATTACCCAATTTGTAGGCTCTTCTGTTAATGAGGGTTTTCAAACATATCAAGCTGGTTCTCGAACCTTCAGACAGTTCCAATTAAAAATTATCTTAAACAATTCAAAACCTAATGAATTTGACTTTACAATTGATAAATTTAGGTATAGTATAGAAAAAGATACCGTAACTTTTACAGATACAGCAACTTATGATGGCGCACCAAAAACTGTTTCATTTGCCTCAGCAGGATTTTTAAATAGGCCTGTTATTTCCTATGCAGTCTTAAGTCAAGAAGATGCAGTTGCTAATCCTGCTATAGCTGTTACAACAGCTGCTTCTAATCAGTCTGCTACTTTTCGCTTAGTCGCAGCTGACGGCACAGGTGAATATAATGCTAATAGTACTGCTACAGTTATGGTAACGGCGATAGGAGTATAAATGTCATTAGTAGATTCAAATACCTACATTGAACCGACATCGGGAACGTCTTTAATAGTGCACGATCT